GCGAGGCTGCAAAGCTGCGGGCGTACCCGTTCAGTCAGCAGCAGATGGATAGGCTTGAGGTCATGTCCCGCATCCACCGCGAGAACGATTCCAAGAAATCAAGCGCGGTCTGATTGGCATGGGATATCACCTCATCAAAGACACCGACAACAGCTACGACGCCATCGGTTTCGAAGCTCTTTGCGATCTGTTGAGTATCAACCCGGTGCACCGCCCAGCGATTCCAAGCGACGAGCGGGGCTTGGCCAGCCTCATCTATGTCGCTCGGCTCGAAAACAGCGTCAGTCCCAAGTCGGATGGATGGGGAGAGGGTGGACCGCTGTTCGAGGCTTGCTTCATGACCATCATAGATTGGGTCAAGACGGCGCCCGAAGGGGATCTCCCGGACCTATTCGGCCCGGACTCACCCTTTGCTGGCGCTCAGGTCGACACTGTCAAACCAGGGGAGACCCTTCAATGACCCCGATCCCAACCCCCCCCCAGGCGCTCCAGCAGCGCGCTGGCGCGTCGATCATCACCGGCCCCTGGCCTACCTACAGCCAGTTCAAGGGTTTTCCAGAGCGCGAACGCTGGGCGATCTACGAAATGGCCAAGGCCGGGCGTCAGGCGATGGAAGACAAGGGCTTCCTCATGGGCGAAACCTACGACGCCTTCGTGCGCCGTGTCACAGAGGAGCTTGATCTGTGAGCACCATTTTGATGACCGCCTGCTGGCCTCTCGAAATGAGCGCGGCTCAGAAGTCGGTCCTGATCTCCCTTGCCGACAATGCCAACGACGATGGTGTCTGCTGGCCGTCCATCGCCAGGATCTGCGAACGCACCTGCCTGAAAGAGCGGTCGGTGCGCAACGCAATCCGTTGGCTGGAAAGCGTCAGCTTGCTGGTGGCAAAAGAACGGGCCGGGCGGTCGACTTACTACGTCGTGACCCCGGCATCTTATGCCCACGGCATTAAATGCCCCCCTGCACCAGATGCCGGGGACCCCGGCAGCACGTGCCGCACCCCCCGGCACCAGATGCCGGACACCCCGGCACCAGATGCCCCCAGAACCGTAATAGAACCCAAAGGTGAACCATCAAAGAACCGTAAGAGGGGAAGTGATGGGTTCACGGTAGAGCAGATGCTTGAGTTGGCACCGCCCGATCTGAGCGAGCAAACCGCCCGTGATTACTTCCAGTTCCGGAAGAAGAAAGGGCCTCTAAACCTGACTATCTGGAACAACGTGCTGGCCGAACTGGAGGGATGCCAGGCAGCTGGTATCAGCCCCGACAAGGCCTTGGCCGAGGCGATGACGGCCGGTTGGCAGGGTTTCAAGACCTCCTGGATTGTCGATCGGCTGAAGAAGGATGCCAGGGCTTCCGGCATCAGAGGTTCAGGCCAATCCCCTCACACCGGCTTGGACAAGATTGACCACACCGAAGGGCTTGAGCGCCAGCCCAACGGCACCTACCGCGTAGCGAGGCAGTAATCATGAACGACTTCATCCTGAAGACCCAGCGCACCATCTGCGCGGAGCACGGCGGCTACGATGCGGCCCTGGTGGAGCAGTTCACCGGCCCAGCAATCTGGACCGGCTGCCCGCGCTGCGAATTTGATGCGCGCCATTCGATCGATCAGCAGGTGCGCCGCCAGGCCATGGAGCGGCTGGATAACCGGACCACCAATGCACTGCTGATGGCCAGCAATGTGCAGCCGCGGTTTCGAGGCCTTGGCTTTGATAGCTACCGAACGGACTTCGCTCCTAACGACCAGCCTGGAGTGCTGGCGCGGTGCCGCGAGTACGCGGAAAACTTCGACCAGCATTGGGAGGCGGGTCGATCCCTGATCCTGCTGGGCACCATGGGTACGGGCAAAACGCATCTGGCCTCCGCAATCATCCAAACAATCATCCGTGAAGATGCGCTAGGGGGCGCCAGTGCGCTGTACACCACAGCCTCGGACATCATCCGTAGCATCAAGGGGACCTTCGGCAAGTCCGAGCGAAGCGAAGCAGAGGTATACAGCACCCTGAGCGGCTATGACCTGCTGGTGATCGACGAGATCGGCGCCCAGCACGGCACGGACTTCGAGCAGCAGGTGATCTTCGAGGTGATCAACGCTCGGTATGGCCGCAAGCTGCCCACCATCGTGATCTCGAACCTGAGCCTGCCAGAGGTGCGCAATCTCATTGGTGATCGAGTGATTGACCGCCTGTGCGACAACGGCGGTGAGGTACTACTGCTGCGCTGGAAGTCCGTGCGGGGTGCTGCATGAGTCGCGACCTGTTCAGCATTGAGGCCGAGCACGCGCTACTGGGCGCCCTGATGCTTGATGCCAGCCTGTACGACGATATCACCAGCAGCCTGACCACCCAGGACTTCGCCGATCTGGAGAACGCTGCGCTGTATCAGTCGATCTGCAACACCCACGCCGCTGGCTATTCGGTCGATCCGGTCACGGTGGGGTCGCGGTATCCGACACTGCCCAGCGGAGAGAATACGATCTACTACGCCGGCACTATCGCCAAGAACACACCCAGTACCGCCAACTGGAAGGCTTACCTGCGCACAGTGCTCGAGCGCTCCACGCTGCGCCGCGTGGTCGAGGTGGCTGAGGTGATCCGAAGCAGCGTGCACGACGATAAGCCGGTGGAGGAGGTGATCGCGCTGGCGCAGCAGGCCACCGCTGACCTACGAAACCTAGACAGCGGCGAGCCCGAATACCACCGCATTAGCGATGTGCTATCCACGGTAATCGACGGCATCGACGCGCGGTTCAATGGCACTGTCTCCCGAGGGCTCACTACCGGACTGCCGGACTTGGACGAGATCCTGTGTGGTCTCCGGCCTGGTCACATGATCGTCGTGGCCGGCCTGCCAGGTTCCGGCAAAACAATTCTCGGCCAGCAGATTGCCCAGCACATCACGGTATCGCTGGGCCACGCGGGGCTCATGTTCAGCCTGGAGATGACCAAGGAGGAGTTGACCGCTCGCGGCATTGCCTCCTTGGGTGCGGTAAACCTGTCGCGCATCGACGCCGGCAACACCCTGCAGGACGACGACTGGCCGAAGATCACTGGTGCAGTGAACCTGCTGAATCGCGCCAAGCTGTACGCCAACGACCAGGCCGGCATGACGATGCCCCGCATCCGCTCGATCGCCAGGCAGTGCCAGAAGCGTGAAGGGCTGGACGTGCTGGTGGTGGACTACCTGACCTTGATCGCATCGGAGGGTGGCCAGAACCGCGCCCTGGAAGTGGGCAAGATCAGCACCGCCCTCAAGAACCTGGCCAAGGAGCTAGCCGTGCCGGTAATCGTGCTGGCGCAGTTGAACCGGGGGCCAGCCAACCGCCCCGACAAGCGCCCGCGCCCGAGCGACCTTCGAGATTCCGGCCAGATCGAGCAGGACGCCGATGCGGTGATCCTTGTGCATCGAGACGCTGAAAGTGAAGAGGGCCAGAACGGGGTCACCGAGCTGATTGTGGGCAAGTGCCGCCATGGCAAGCCCGGTACCTGCCTTGTGCAGGCCCAAGGTCAGTATGTCCGTTTCGTGCCGTTCGGCGGCCGCCCACTAAGCGACGAAGAGGTCCAAATGGGCCGCGTCGTGAACATCTCCAAGCACCGTAAGGGGAGCAAGCACCATGCAACTTTCTGATTTCTGGCCAGGCCGCAAGCACGCAAACTCGGTCGTATCGGTGACTGTCACCAAGCGTGCTGGCGCTCAGCAGCCCACTGCCAGTGGCAACACCCCTGAACCGGCCGCCGGCCCACGCGGGCCAATTGAGCTGCCCCCCACCCTGGCCCAGTGCGAGGTGCTCGAGGAGACGTTATGCCGTGACGCCATCCGCCTGGAGTGCCAGATCGGCCTGGCCAAGGGCAGGGCGGTATCCGAAGGCAAGTACGCCAACCCTGACTGGTACCACCGGGCCAAGGCCGCGCTCAAACACATCAACCGCGACCGGCAGCGTCTGATGCAGCACATGCGAGCGCTGCGCGTGGAGGGGCGGCGCAATTGCCCCGCTTGGCAGGGCAGGGACAAGGCCATTCTGCGCGAGCTCAACGCCCGGGTGCCCAAAAAGGTGTTCGACGAGTGCGTACGGGTTGTGGATGAGGATTTGGAGATGATGCGATGAGCAACGTTACTGCGGCGCTGCCGCGCAAGAGCCTGACCGCCGTTGAGTGCAAATTCCTCAAGGTGGGTAACCGCATGCTCCTAGAGCAGAACAACGGCCGCATCGCCTCGGCAGCCCTGATGGATATCGTGGCTGACTGGCACGCCGCGCGCGCCAATGTGGGATTCGAGCAGTTTGCCAAGGGATGGATCACCGAAGGCAACGCCAAGAACAAATACGCTGACAAGCTGCTTCGCGACCTGTTCGGCCTCGACACCGACCCAACGCCCCGGAGGGCTGCATGAAGAAACGAACCTACGTGGACAAGACCCTCGGTGACACCGAATACATGCTTGAGCAGTGGGGTTGGTGGCGGATGTGCGAGATGGGGGTACCTCGCTACGTGTCACCGCTATACGCGCTTATGCGCGACAAAGTGCCCAGCGAGGGCGGTAATCGGCAGCACGTCATCACCGACGATCTGGCGCTGATCATCGATGGCGCCGTGGCCAGGCTGACAAAGCGCAACCAGCAGATGGGTGACTTTGTGTGGGCCTACTACGGCTCAAAGCACCCGGCTATGCGGGTCGGAAGGGAGGCGGGCATGTCTGAGCGAAAGGCAAGGGAGATTATCAAGGCTGGTGTGGCATGGATCGACTGCGCGCTCGAAGAGATCCGAGAGGCTGCGTAAAAAGTTCTATGCGGGCGGATAAACACCTGTTTTTATAGCAGCGTGTCCAGCTTGCAAACAACGCGATACAGAGAAACCCCGGCCATCTCAGCCGGGGTTTTTATTTATTTCCTGAACAGGTTGGCTTCTTTAGGAACGGTGAATCCTTCCATTTCCTCAGCAAGTACAAGTCGCTTGTCGCGAGGACTCATATCCCGCACTTGGGCTGGCGACCAGCTGTGCTTATTGACTAGGTATAGATCAACCGCTTCCATTCCATAAAGGTCGCCGAGCTTGTGATTTTCCGCAAGGTAATCGCCGAATACGTCCAGCATGTATGCAAGATCGGCCTCTGCATGTAGCAGTTGGTAAGTGGCTTCAAAGTGTTTAAGTGTTCTTGCCATGAGCAGTGAATCTCCTTTGTGTGAAATGAGAATCTAGCACAGCCACAGAAAGTGGACTCCACAGCAAGTATTCTGACAAGGCTGCATGAGAGTGAGCCTTAATCCTTTGTAAGGCCCTGCCCTCAAGCGGGGTTTTTCATGCCCAGCGAGAGGTCGAGCATGGATTTCTTTCACCGCCTGCTCGAGCTAATCGACTGGGCCATTGCGGGGCTGCTCGGAGCTTTGGTTGCCACCCGCTGGCACAAGGATGACCTGACGGACCGCAAGGCCTGGATTCTTTTCCTGCTCACCGGTATGGCCTGCGCCCATTATCTGACTGGAATGGTCAGCGCGTACTTCGGGATCGTTGAGCCTCGCAGCGTGGCAGGCGTCGGGTTCCTGCTGGGCACCTTCGGCGGCTCACTCATTGCTGCCGTCACCCGTGCCATCAAGGCCGCTGATCTCTGGTCTGTCATCAGGTCCAAGTTCGGAGGGCCAGGTCAATGATCCTTGAATACGTCAATGCGTTCGCCGCCGGCGGTATCGCCCTTTGGGCTTCCTGGGCTGTGCTAAGCGGCAAGGTTCGTGATGGGGTTGTCGGCAAGATCCTGTACTCAATCATCGCCCTGAGCGGCTACGCCATCCTAGCCAGGTCGGATCGGATGTTCTTCACCCCAAACACCGCCGGCGTGACGATGCACGTCGCGCTGGCCCTGGCCGGTATCCGCCACATGTTCGTCATCACTTACTGGCCACGGGTCAAGCGCTGGATCTGCCGGCGCCTGGACTGTGACCTGTGCAAGCGGTCGAATTGATCCGCACCACGTAATCGACAAGCGCCGTTTCGTGGCGCGAGGAGGCCGAATGGCTCGCATGACAGCAACGATCGTCTGCCGCCATCGCTGGTGGCTGAAGTACTACCTGGCCGGCGTCCTGCTGATGTGCCACCTAACCGGGCGCGATCCTAACCTCGGTCGAGTCATGTGGTGGATTGAACGCGGCATCGTGGTGGAGGTGCGCTGATGGCCAACAACTCTCCCTGGCGTTACCTGTACAACACCAAGCGCTGGTACCGGCTGCGCTGGAAGCAACTGCAGGCCGAGCCGTTGTGTCGGCTGTGCACGGCGCTGGGTAAGGTGGTTGCTGCCGCCATCGTGGACCACGTGAAGCCTCATAAGGGTGACGAGAAGCTGTTCTTCGACTCGACCAATCTCCAGTCCCTGTGCAAGCACTGCCATGACTCGGTGAAGCAGCGGCAGGAGAAGGGTGGCTACCTGGTCGGGCATGACCTCAGCGGCATTCCCCTCGACCCGGGGCATCACTGGAACTGCTGACAGGGTGCAGGGTTGTGGCAAGCCAGTTTTTATAGCGCCATAAAAATCTTATTTTTCTAAGAAAATTTTCACGGCGAAGGCTCTGGCAAAAAAAATCGCATCATGGGCAGGGGGGTAGGGAAAAACTTCATCCTCCGCTGCAGCAAGACCGCTCCCGACCCTCTTTCTTCATAAACCCGTAGAATTTTTGGAAAAAATATGGCGACTCGCGGCAGGAAATCAGTTGCCTCGATGGCGGTCGCCTCAGCGGTGGGTGTCGACAATCGGTTGGCCCCGCCTCGCAATCTGACCCCGGCACAAAAGGCCGAGTGGGTGCAGGTGGTCAATGCCCGGCCTGCTGAGTGGTTCGGTCCGGAGCATGCTGCAATGCTTGCTCAGTACTGCCGGCATAAAGTGCAGTCCGACCTCATCGCGCAGCAGCTTGAAGACTTTCAGCCAGAGTGGCTTTTGGAAGACGAGGGCTTGAAGCGCTTCGACAAGTTGGGCGGCATGCTCGAGCGAGAAACCCGCGCCATGAATGCGCTGCTGCGCTCCATGCGCCTGACCCAGCAGAGCCTGCTGCGGGCTGATAAGGCGGTACCTGCGGGCGGTAAGGGGCGCAAGCCATGGCAGCCAAGCGACGACTGACGCGGGGTGAACGTAACGCGCAGTGGATCGAGGATTATTGCCGAATTCCAGAGGGGCGGCTGGTTGGCCAGCGGGTCAAACTCACGAAGCACCAACGCAAATGGCTGAAGCGGATCTACGACACGCCGACCAGGACATTTATCCTGTCCATGGCGAGGAAGAACGCCAAGACCGCGCTGTCTGCATTCATCCTCTTGCTGCACTTGTGCGGCCCAGAAGCCAGGCCCAACTCCCAGCTATACAGCGCGGCTCAATCCCGTGACCAGGCCGCGATCCTGTTCGAGCTGGCGGCCAAGGTAGTCCGGATGAGTCCGGATCTATCCGAGTTCGTGAACATCCGCGACACCGCCAAAGAGCTCCTGTGCGGTGAGCTTGGCACCTTCTACAAGGCCCTGAGTGCTGACGCGGCTACCAAGTTCGGCTTGAGCCCGGCACTCGTGATTCACGATGAACTCGGGCAGGTGGTCGGGCCGCGATCCCAGCTTTATGAAGCGCTCGAAACAGGCAGTGCCGCCCAGGAGCAGCCACTATCAATCATCATCAGCACCCAGGCCCCAACGGACGCTGATCTGCTGAGCCTGCTGATCGATGACGCCCTAACCGGCGCCGACCCAAGAAACAAGGTCGAGCTGTGCACGGCGCCGATGGATATGGACCCGTTCAGTGAAGAAGCCATTCGCGCAGCCAACCCGCACTTTGACGACTTCATGAACAAGGACGAGGTCTTCCGTCAGGCGTCGGACGCCAAGCGATTGCCGAGCCGCGAGCCGGCCTATCGCAACCTGATCCTCAACCAGAGGGTGGAGGCACGCAGCCCGTTCATCCCCCGGGCGATCTGGATGGAGAATGGCGCGCAGCCGGACTGCCTGGAGGGGCAGCGTGTCTATGGTGGCCTTGACCTTTCCAGCGTAAGCGACCTGACCGCTTTGGTGCTGGTGGGCGAGGAGGGCGACATTGATCCAACCTTCTGGCTTCCGGAGGAAGGGTTGGCTGAGAAGTCCCGAAACGACCGCGTGCCATACGACCAGTGGGAGCGAGATGGTTTCCTGCAGACGACGCCAGGGCGGGCTATTGAGTACGAGTTCGTTGCTCACTACCTGCGGGGCGTGTTCGACCGTTACGACGTACAGGTTCTGAACTTCGACCGCTACAACATGCGCTTCCTGAAGCCGTGGCTGGAGCTGGTGGGCTTCACCGAGAACGAGCTGGAGCGATTCAAGGAGTTTGGGCAGGGTTTCGTGAGCATGTCGCCGGCCTTGCGCGAGCTTGAATCTAGGCTGCTGGCCAAGAAGTTGAGGCACGGCATGCATCCTGTGCTCTCGATGTGTGCCGCAAACGCAGTAGCCGTCAGCGATCCAGCAGGCGGGCGCAAGTTCACCAAAGCCAAGGCCAGCGGCCGAATTGACGGAATGGTGGCCTTGGCCATGGCCGTTGCCGCATCAAGCGAGCCCGAAGAAAACCGAACCAACCTCGATGCATTCCTTAGACGACCGATGAGCATGTAATGGCAGATACCGACTACAGCATTGACCTGCGCACCCGCAGCCCATTTTGGGCGCGCATGGCGAGCTTCTTCGTCGGCGGCCGGCTGGTGTCTCCTGAAAAGGGTTCACAAACCGGGCCTGTGTCCGCTCAGGGGGTGGTTGGCGAATCTGTAATCAGCGATGAGCGGGCCCTGCAGATCGCGACAGTGTTTGCTTGCGTGCGGCTGATTTCCACAGTCTCGACGGGCTTGCCGCTAGATGTGTTCGAGACAAAGGGCGATGACCGTCTGAAGGTGGCTATGAACAATCCACTGGCCAGGCTGCTGCGGTTCAGTCCGAATCAGTTCATGACGGCGGTTGAGTTCCGCTAAGCCATGACCATGCAGTTGTGCTTTTACGGTAACGCCTACGCGCTTATAGAGCGCAACAGCGTAGGTGAAGTCATCAGCCTGATGCAGCTGCTGTCCGTCAACATGGATGTGCGGATAGGAAA